CAGGAATATTAGCGTCATTAGATTGTTTATTAATTAAAATACCTTTTTCAAAATCATCAAATTCATTTGTTGCAAAGTCAGGAATATCAGGTGTTTTTGGTCTTAATACCCAACTTAAAAATAAAGAAATACCTAAAGATACTAAAGGATTCATATTCTTAAATACTCCTAATGCTTTTCCCCCATACTCTACAACAGCCTCTACAATTTTACCCATTATATATCCTTAACTACCATTCTTTTAATTTGATTATCTTCTACTCTTAACCATGTAAAATTATCTTTAATGCCTTTAAATTTGTTAGCCATATTAACACACCATTTAAAAATTTTTCTAACATTCTTAATAGCAATAAATTCTACAAATACTAAATTAGTTCCTGAGTTCCATTCTTTATAATTTATTTTAGCTGTTTTTTTAAAATGATTAAAAGCATAATCAGATAAATAAGCCCAATTTGTGAAGCCAACTAATTTATCATTATGATAATGTTTTTTATATTGATTTAAAAATATACTTGGTTTGATGTGATGTTGTAAATCAAGATCGTGTAGATTATCATATTTAGGATAATTTCTATATAGTGAGATAATATCTTGCATTATTCTCTACCCCATTTAATATCTTGTACTGTTTGAGAACTAAAATCCATACCAACATCTGTACTAAAGAATCTTTGTTGTGATGTATTGTTTGTTTTACGACCATTCTTCTTATTAAAATCTGCCCAATGAGATACAATAGATAATGATAATGTACTTGATTTTGGTTGCTCTTGTATTTCAAAGTTTTCTATGCTTCCTTTGTAAAGTAAAAAAGGGTCAGCAAATATAGTATTATCATCATCTAGTAATCCTCTATGAATAGTTACTGTATCGTTAATAACACTTTCGTTTAATACTGTTGAAATAAAAGTTTGATCTGCACCTGATAAAGTTAATGTAATACTAGATTTACTTACATCTGTTTGTTCGGAAAAGTCAGATATACCTAATAAATGACTAGAAGCTGAATATGTAATTGATGAGCCTGATACTGATGATGTTAAAGGAAAAGAGCAATCAGTGATATTAACAGGAGTAGAGAAACCAATAGTGATAAGGTGTATTGGTCGTATATCATTTGTCGCTATTTCGTTCTTTACTGCTGTTGTTAAGGCTCTCGTCATATTTCTCGTATGTTGTTCGTATTAGTTTTTCGCTTTGTTCTACCATAATAAAACTAAAACTTCCATCTGGAATAGTATTTTGTTTTAAATTGTTTTTTTCTGAATCTATTTCAGTTTCATCAACAACTTTTTCTGCTACAAAATCAGCAGTTACATGATGCCTTACTAAATATTTTGTCATCTATAATGATTCTTCTACATCAAACTCATATTGATATAATAACGCCCCATCGTTAGCAGTTCCCACAACACCAAACTCTTGAATATCATTTGTTAGATGTACTGTGAATGGAACATTATCATAAGTTACTACTGAATCGTTTGCTAATGTTTGTAATAGAGGTGGCTCTATTGTAACTGTTGAAGCGTTACTTGAACTTGTTACATCTGCAACAACCATATAAACTTTATTATGACTAGCAAACTTTAAAAAATCTCCAGCTTTAAATCTACCAGCACCATCTCCAGCAAAACCATCTAGAGCAATCGTTGTATCTCCTACTGCGTGAGAGCCATTAACTAATACTGTTCCTGATTCATTACCTCTAGCGTCTTCTACTTCAGGTGGGATTATAGTAAAATTTTCTTTTCCTGATCTTTGTTTAACTATAAAGGCCATTAACTCTCCATATACATCAGATCTATTTCCTGTAATGATACGAACTGAAAATGCAAATCTTTGATTGTCTATTTGTCGAGCAAGTTTTTTACCTGATACAGTTTTTGAAATAATAGTATTTTGAATAGACTTTATTCCTAAAGATTCAAACTTAGAAGAAGATATTGGAAAAGCACCAGCCATTATATTAAACTCTTAGCCCCTCTCTCATTAACAGCATTGTTAATTAATTGTGTAATAGTTCCTCTTGATCTAACTAATAATTCTTCAAAGCCTGAAGCGTCAACTGTGTTGATATTAAAATTGACTGTTGCACCTTGTTGAGAAGTTCCTCTAGCGTTTTGTTGTATTTGTCCTGTTGAGTTAGGTACGAATAATTCTGCACCACGCTCTCCAACAATCGTTGGCTGTCCTTTAGATACTGCTCCACCTGATGCTTTACCAAATATGCTACTAATAGAACTAAAGATACCACCACCACTAATACCTTGTAGTGCAGTTTGTAAAGCGATTTGTTGTCTTAAAGAACTATTTTGTTTATCTATTAATTTTTTTTTATCTTCTGCTTGTTTTTTATCTTCTTGTCCTAATATTTTTTGTATTCCAAGTAATGCAATATATTCTATTTGTTTTGCAATAATATTAATTAAAACATTCTGCGCAATCTTTCTTAATGTTTCGCCAAAACTTTTTCCTAGTACTATCGTTTCTGCAAGTCCTCTAGACATTTGTTGTATGCCACTTACAATACCTTTTGCAATAGTGTTATGGATATTTTCAAGTGCATCTTTCATAATCTGGACACGTTTATTAACATCTTTTTCTAAGGCTTCTCCTATTTTCTGAAATAGGTTTTTTTGTTTTATAATTTCTTCTGTTGCTTGTTCTAAAGTTCCTTTGTCAATAACTATTGGTTTTTGTTTAGGTAAAGGTATTCCTAATAAATCTCTTAATTTTACATACAAATCAAAAGAAACACCTATTGCTCTATTTAAAGTTTCTAAAAGTCCTGTAACTTTATCAACTGCAAATGCTAACGCTTCTCCTAAAGTAGTAATGACAGGGTCTAACGCTGTTAAAGTTTCTGCAAGTGTATTATTCATTTTAGTTAACGCACCACTAAAACCAGCTTGTCCTATGTCATCTAAAGCACCTCTAAAAGCAATTCCTAAATTTGAAGATGAAGTTGATAAGTTATCTAATTTTTCTTGTGTAGCACCAGCAAAGGCTTTATCGAAACCTACTTCTAATGCAGTTAATATTTTTCTAGCACCCTCTGTTGTTTGACCAAATTTAGCAATCTCTAATCTAGTAATTCCTAATTGTTCTTCTAGTATTTTAAATACAGGAACACCTCTATCTGCGATTTGGTTAAGTTCTTCTAAACCTAAACCACCTTGAATACCTCTAGAGAAAACTCTAGTCATTGCGTCTAGTGTTCCTAGTTGATCTGTCGTTACAGCAGATGTATCAGTGAACATTCTTAAAAGTTTTTCAGTAGGTGCAATTCCTGAAGCCTTTAGTGTTATGAATGAAGTTGTTAATTGCTCTACACTAAATTGTGATTTAAGTGCAAACTTTGTTATAAAGTCAAATGCTTCTGCACCTTGTTTAACGCCCCCTGTTACTGATGAAAGTGAATCTCGTAAATCTTCAAAGTTTGAACCAACATTTGCGATACCTCTTAAAGCAACAGCACCACCTAAACCTATAAACGCACCTTTTAAACTAAATACAGCATTTTTAATTGAAGCAAGTCCACCTTTAACAGATCGTAATGCACCTTTGGTTTTATCTTGTGCTAATATGTTAATTTTTAAATTTGCCATTATCTATGTTTGCTCTTTGTTATTTCAGCTTCTTGTTCCTCTTGTTCTAAAAGCATAAATCCTAACCAATGATTATACTCCCAAACTTCCATTTTGAGAAGTTCAGATAAAGTTATTTTTAGCCTATCTGCAACGATAAGTAAATTTTTTAATTCTATGGAATTTTTTAGTTTTTTTTTACTTGCTCTGGAGTAATGGCTTGTACCATAGCTGACGATATTCTTGAAAGAACATCAGAATCTACTTTATACATCAATGCTAGTTTATCTTCTGCTTTGAACACTTTCTTGCCATCTTTATCTAAAGACTTCATAACAACAATGTCTGCAAGAATACTTACATCATTCAAGTTATCAGACTTTTTGAATAAAGTATTTTTTTCAGATAAGTTTATAGGATTCCAATACAATATCGTTGCATTGCCATGTTCGTCTTTCCATTCAGGTACTTCAATAGATTGAACACCTAAAGATTCAAAATGCGTTTTCGCAATATCAATAACTGACATAAATTAAGATTATACAGTTCCTATTGTAAGTGCACCTGTTCCTTGAAAAGTTACGTTTCTAGAAATTACTGCGTCCATTGAGTTTGTAACTGACATTCCTGTAACTACTCCTGTACCAGCAAAACTTCTGTCGCCACTTGAATTACCCTCTGGGAGTAATATAAATGAGATTGAAGCACCAGCAACTAAACTAACTTGCGCACTATCTGTTTCATCAAAGTTCATTTCTAAAGTTCCTGAGAATGAAGTTCTTCCTGCTAAAAACGATTTAGTAGCATCTGTTAAAGCTGTATCTTCAACTACGTCTGCTGAAGTTTCTAGTGTAAAGCCTGTTAGATCTCCTATACCTGTTCCACCAGCAGTTACAACTCCTTCTTTTCCGTGATGTGTTGCCATTTTGTTTCCTTTTTACTTTTAGATTGTTGTTGTTTTTCTTGCTTATAGCCTAAACTTATAAAATGTTCAAGATTAGATTCATTAATAATTATTTCTGAATTACCTTTATATAATTTAATGTCTTTAGCCATAAGTCCTTTTATTCTTTTTCTTCAACTTCGTCAAGATTATTGAACTCGTCAAGTTCAGGAAAATCTTCTATATCTTCATTACTTTCATCTTCTTTAAAGTTATCAATTTTCTTTCTAGCGTCCATACATAATAGAGATATTTCATCTACTAATTTTTCTATATCATCTAGTTTGCTTTCAACTTGATCTATTACTTTATTTGCTTTAGCCATTATGGTGTACCTGATTGATATTCATACATACATCTAATTGTCATTCTTATTCCACCAACAGGAAACAAACTACCCTCGTCAGTTTCTACTTGAATGACTTCTGTATCTAGTGCGTTACTGTTTCTCGTAGGGTCTGTTTCTAAAGCTGTTTCAATAGCAGTGATTAATTGATTTCTTGCTGTGTCAATATTTGATTCTGCACCTTTAACAAAACCTAGTACAACAAAATCAATCGTACCTATTCTTGTTTTAGCACCACTACCCATCTCTGAATCATCTCTGTTTTCTTCAGACGTTTGAACTATGACTGCTGGATATTGTTGTGCAGAAAGTTCGTCAATAATAAAAGGTTGTCTTGTTGCTTTTTTAATTGTTATAGGGCTAGAGATACCTGATATAGTAGATAATAAATTACTAGCGATATTTTCTCTGACACTCATATTCTTGCTCTCTTTAATTCTTTTTCAATAAATCTATTGAATTGTTTGTTTATAATCTTTTCTGTCGTATTATTAAAGCCAAAAAATTCTCTTTTAGGACTATTAACTACTTGATTCCATAAGGCCTTGTTTCTTTCCTCTGCTCTAGCAAATCCTAAAGTAATTTTATGTTTCCCTGTTTTAGTTATTGCTTGATTTGGTGTTAAAGCACCTAACATCTTTCCTGAATACCATAAATCTACATTTGTTTCTTTTCCCTCTTTTTGTAATCTTTTTAAATAACCCTCACTATAAGGTGCAAAAGGCTTACTATTAAAATCAATTCCTTTTTGTGTTTTAGTTCTAATAATATCTAGTAATTGGAAACCAGCTTGTTTAACACCTTTGTCTATTGCTCTTTCTAATGCACTTTCAAATTTATTAACTTTTCTAATAACTTGTTTCGAATTAGTTTGAGTTTTAATTACTATACCTTTAGCAAAATTTCCTAAACCTCTTTTAATTTTATTTACAGCACTTGGTGGGATTTCAGCGTTTTTAACATCTTTGGAAATTGCTTTTCTTACCACAAATCCTGTTGCAACTCTTTTCAGGAGTAAAGGTAAGGCCATTATCTAACTAATCTTCTAAAGGCATGTAAAGGCTCTCTTTCGTTTGCTACAATAGTTCCTGAAGAATCTACATCATATTCTACGCCATCTTCCAATATCATTCTCCATTCGACATTGTATTGGCTCATATAATATTCTGCCATTCTTTCAAATCTGTCTTTTTCTGTTTCAGGTCTAAATTTAGTTAACGCTGGTAAATAGAATCTTCCAAGAAATAGATAAACACCAGCACGTTCAAACTGATCTAAATTAACTTTTGTATTAACCATTTCTGCTGTATTCAAAACTGTAATATCTGTAAATATATTTGTTTTATAAACAGGCCACCACTCTACTCTTAATGCTCTTAAAATATCATTTGTAGTTTGTGCTAGAAAGTTTGTTGTTTCTGTAGCTGTTGTAGAGATACCAAAATCAAAGGCGTCAGGTTGATACTTTTGAACGTCTGATGTTGTTATAACATTAGCACCTGTATAATTAGCCATAATTTACTTCCAAATTAAATAAACAATTAATAAAGCTAAAGGTATTGAATACATTGGATTGTTTTTTGATTTAATCCAAACCCATTTAGTCCATTTTCTTGCTTTTTTATAAATCCACTTGTTCATCTTTTTTCTTTCGTGTTTTTCTTTTCTTTTTTAAAGGTACTACATTTTCTGTAACAACTTCTTTGATATTTTCTTTTACATCATCTGATGCGACTTTAAAACCTCTAAAATCATACATACCTTTATTAGTTTGATAATCTAATTCGCTTCTAGTGATT